ATTCGTGTCATCATCAACTCAGTATTAAAGGAGTAAACATGGAAGGCTTAACAGGATTGATTTTGTTCATGCTCTTTATAGGTTTCTTAGCAGTGGGTATAGTTTGGCTATTCTTACGTGTTTTAGAGGAGATGCAAAAGGACAACAGATGAAATGCCCCTTGTGCAATGCACATACCGAAGTAAAGGAAACAAGACATGGAACAGCAAGAAGACGACAGTGTTACAACGAACACACGTTTTGGACAGAAGAAAAAGCCACTACCGAGCCCAAGCCGAAGCGAAGACAAAAAAGTTTTGACCCAAGAGGAACTAAAGGCATGGTGGCCTTTCAAAAGACTTGACCCAAAGCGTATGCCTAGAAAAGTACCCAAGAACCACGACTATGAGGATGCACTACTATGACAACAGGAATTGAATTTTTGAAACTTGAGAAGAAACACAAAGGGAGGGGTCTTGGTAAGAAACCCGCTCTTCTTTGTACGAGCCTGCGACTACCAAAGGATGTGATGGAGTATTTCGACACACATCACCCGTATTCAAAGCAAGCCAAAATCCGAGAAATTCTTACTGAGTATGTAACAAGTCAAACCAAAGGAAATGAAGATGATTAAAAGAAAGAACTCAACCGCTGCCAAAATTCGCTTGTACCTAACAAAGCATCCAAAAGCAAAAGCAAGCACGGTAGCAACCATGTTTAAAACAAACGTGCAAACTGTCTATACAACTAAGTATGAGATGAAGAAAAGCGCAAGCCTGTCGAATCTAGCCTACGAAATATCTAAGGGTAGGAAACAACGCATGGCTTCGGCTACAACAAAGAAGTTGCAGTTGGTACACATGAGTACGTCAAATCAATCTATTCACGACCCAGTCAATCACCCTGCACATTACAAGGTAGGTGGAATAGAGACTATTGACTTCATTGAAGCGAAAGGTTTAGGCTATCACTTGGGTAACGTGGTCAAGTACATTACTCGTGCTGACTACAAAGGCAACAAGGTACAGGACTTGAAGAAAGCCAAGTGGTATCTTGAGCGAGCAATAGAACAACACGAACGAGCAGTAGAACAGCGAACTGCATAGCCTAACATTGTTAGGGTAAATACTAGCCACCCTTGGGTGGCTTTTTTATTGTTTATCATTTGACAATGTACAAGTATATGCTATAATAAAACCTCGAAAACAAATTTGAGGTATTAGCATATGGAACAGCAAATGTATTGCACGCACTGCAACCAAAAGATTCGCAAAATGAACCCACTGAGGGTATGCAATAAGAAGGTGCAGATGTTAGAGATGCTTGCAAAAGCCAACGATTGGGTTTACGTGCAGGCAGGGCATGGTGCAATGGTAAATGGGCAGATGACCCGAGCCCCTTACAGGGCACAATCTTTATGTAGCGTGTTAGTTTGGTTTGGGTTAGCCGAGCATAGCCCCGAGCGTAGGTCAGGCATATATCGTATTACCGATGACGGCTTTAAGTTCCTACAAGGTAAGCACCTAGTACCAAAAACAATTTGGAGTTTAGAAGGTCGCATCGTTGACCGAGACACCACGATGGTAGCAATCAGCAGTGTACGCAATGTAGTCTTAGATAAAGATTACTGGGACAACTACCATCAACTACAGGTGTACCCACATGGCATCCACTCCCGAGTCTAAGGTCAAAGCCAAGATTAAGAAAATCTTGGTGGAACATAACATCTACTACGCTATGCCGATTGGCACAGGGTACGGCAACAGCGGTGTGCCCGACTTCCTTTGTTGCGTCAACGGCTACTTTGTGGCTATCGAAGCCAAGGCAAAGGGCGGTGTGCCGACTGCGTTGCAATGGAAGAACCTCAAGCAAATCAATGCAAGCGGTGGCTATACATGCGTCATCAACGAGGACAACATTGACTACCTTGAAAGGGTAATAGCCGAGTGCAAGGGCAGAGCATGAACATTATTACCATTGACTTTGAGACATACTACTCCACAGACTTTAGCCTGACTAAAGCAACTACCGAGGAGTACATACGTGACCAGCAGTTTGAAGTCATAGGGGTATCAGTGCAGGTGAACGACGGCGAGCCCGTATGGTATAGCGGTGACCATGAAAGTATGCACCAGTTCCTTGTCTCTTATGATTGGGCGAATAGCCTAGCATTAGCGCATAACGCTATGTTTGACGGTGCAATCCTCAACTGGATATTCGGGATTAGCCCCAAAGGTTGGTTAGATACGCTATCAATGGGGAGAGCAGTACATGGTACTGAAGTAGGCGGTAGTCTTGCGGCCCTAGCTCTTCATTACAGTTTGGGTATTAAAGGAACGGAGGTCATCCAAGCAAAGGGTTTGCGCCGTAAAGATTTCGATATAGAGCAGTTAGCCCGATACGGCGAGTACTGCGACAACGATGTAGTCTTGACCTACAAACTCTTTAACGAGTTGGTAAAGGGCTTCCCCCCAATAGAACTACGGCTGATTGACCTGACCATACGCATGTTCACCGAACCAGTATTGCGATTGGATGTTGGCTTATTAGATAATCACTTAATGGAAGTAATAAGGCTTAAAGAAAGCGCATTGAGTACGTTTAATAAAGAAGAGTTAATGAGCAACCCCAAGTTTGCAAAGTTATTAGAGGCATGGGGTGTTAAACCCCCAATGAAAGTTAGTCCCGCTAATGGTAAACAGACATACGCATTTGCTAAGAACGACGAAGAGTTTAAAGCGTTACTAGAGCATCCAAGCGCAGAAGTACAAGCGATAGTAGCCGCTAGGCTTGGCACTAAGTCAACCATTGAAGAGACCCGAACTGAGCGGTTCATCGGCATTGCCAAACGCGGAGCATTACCCGTACCCCTACGCTACTATGCGGCTCATACTGGTAGGTGGGGTGGGGATGATAAATTAAACTTACAAAATTTGCCGAGGAAGTCAAAGTTAAAGGACGCAATCATAGCCCCCAAAGGCTATAACATTGTCGACTCAGACTCATCACAAATTGAAGCACGAACCCTTGCTTGGTTAGCAGGGCAAGACGACTTAGTAAAGGCATTTGAAGATGGCGAAGACGTATACAAAATCATGGCATCTGCTATATATGGCAAGGAGATTAGCAAGATTACGGCAGATGAGCGATTTGTCGGTAAAACGACGATACTCGGGGCGGGGTACGGTATGGGTGCGGTTAAATTCCAAGCACAACTCAAGAATTTTAATGTTGAGGTATCGTCTGATGAAGCAAAAAGAATCATTGACACGTATCGTTCCACCTATCCAAGAATCCCTGAACTTTGGAAAGCCGCTGGTGTGGCACTTAAAGCAATACTCCAAAAGCAACACATAACCCTAGGTCGAGGCGACTTACTACAAATAGACGGCGATGATGGTATTTTGCTACCAAACGGACTGCGACTCAAGTATCCCAACTTGCGTTTGTATCAGAACGAGACTGGTAAAACCGAACTTGTATACGACACCAAGCGGGGTAAACAAGTCATTAACACCCGAATCTACGGCGGTAAGATGATTGAAAACGTATGCCAAGCGCTTGCCCGTATCGTGATAGGCGAGCAGATGCTAATGATTGCAAAGAAGTACAAGGTCGTGATGACTGTACATGATGCAGTAGCCTGCGTTGTGCCCATCAGTGAGGTTGCAACCGCTAAAGAGTACGTTGAGATATGTATGCGTATACGACCCAAGTGGGCCCTTGAACTACCATTGAACTGCGAAGCGGGGCATGGTGAAAGCTATGGAGATTGTTAAATGGGAATGATGTGTGACGATGAAGATGATGCGTTCAAGCATATTGAGAGCATGAACCGAGTAAAGGAAGAGTTTGATGAAGAAATGAAAATGCGGGCTATTGCGGAGAAAAAGTTACATGACGATATGCGCAACGAGGTGATTGAAGAAGTTGCACGAGAGTTTGAAACATTCACTCATGCGTTCGGTGTGGATACTGTTGCATCTTTTCAAATATTTGTGAGGGCTATGAAGACATGACACAAGATGAAGAAATGTGGTTACGAAAATTAGCCGCTGAACAATGCGTTATTCCACAAGTAACAGCACAGCTTGGCCCAATGTCGTTGTGGTCTAAGGATGGGTTAGAAGCAGAGATACGCAAAGCAGTAGAAGCTGAACGTGAAGCGTGTGCAAAAGTGTGTGATGTATTGGCATACCATCCTGAGTTTGCTTCTGATGCAACTAAGTTGGCGGCCATGGCAATCAGAGCAAGGGGACAAGCATGAGTAAAGCAATGACCCGAAAAGCATGGCTTGAGTACCTGCAAAAAGCCGTAGACGAGTTTGACTGGGAGGCCGCTGGCCAAGAGCAGGGTGAGCCTGTGGCTTGTGAGAGATGCAAGCAATTGCAGGGCGAAAATT